AATAAAGAACGACAAGACCAAGGTGATTTGTATCCAAAAGAAAATGTTTTTATTAAACCATCATCTGGCCAAACGTTTCCTAGACCAAGAGTGAAACAAATTTAAATAGGATTATAAATGGCTTTTCCATCATCACCAGTAAACGGACAATCAGCAACACTAAATGGTATTTCATATACCTATAGTTCTGCTACCAATTCTTGGACAAGAACAGCTTCAACATTAATTTCTACAGTCTACACTCAAGCCAATTCTGCATATGCTCTAGCAAGTAATTCTTTGCCTATAACCGGCGGTACAATTACTGGCAATCTGTTAATCAAAAATGCTTCTACCGGCAATACATCTACAATACTAACAGATTCATTAGGTAATTTAATATTAAATCCTTCTGCAAATGGTTCAACACAATTATCTGCAGTAGGTACAACAGTTACCGTAACAAATAATATGATAGTACAAAAGGATTTAACTGTTTCAGGTAATTTAATTATTACTGGAAACGTTTCATCACAAAACGTTCAGCAGTTAGCCGTAGCCGATACACTAATCATCTTAGGCCTTGGTAATTATGTTAGTGACACCAAAGATATTGGTTTTGCAGCACACTATAATGATGGTGTCAATGCTCATGCAGGACTTATCAGAGATTCTGGAACAAAAGAATTCTATTTGTTCAAAGGCTATACACCAGAAATTGATGCAACCAATAACGTTGATATTACAGACGCATCGTTTAGTACAGCAAACTTAAATTCTAATTATGTTAAAGCAAATCTAATTGCACAAAGTTTGGTTGTTAATGGTTATACTGGAGGAACTTCAACACCAACAAGCATTAAAATAACAAATCAAGAATTTTCTTCAACGAGTGGTTTAACTTCTAAAATAGATTTTTATGGTGGCCAATACGGATTTGGATTAAGTGCTGGAAATTTAGAATACATTACTAGTACCGGTAACCATACATTTTATACCAATTTTGGTATAAGAATGCAATTATTACAGAGCGGTCAATTAAATTTATTAACAAATATTGCTTCTACAAGTAATACCACAGGAACTTTAACTGTTGGTGGTGGTGTCGGTATTACTGGTAATGTCAATATGGGTAGCACATTAAGTGTTTCCGGTAATGTAACTACGCCAACAATCACTTCAACAAATGTAATCTCCGCAAACATAACAACGAATGTTTTGTTGCCAACATATGGTAATAATTTATTTTACTATAGTTCAAATTTAGCGAATGCATATTGGAATTATTATTTTACCACAGCAACACAAAATCAAAATGATCCGTTTGGTGGAACCAAAGCAGTTTTAATGACTGCTGCTGGAGTTAGCCAAGTATACAACACCACTCCATTAAATGCTGAAACATATACTGTTAGTTGGTATGCAAAAGCTGGCACAGCAAGATATACTTATTTACAAATAAACAATGATAGTCCAGAAATGATTGTATGTTTTGATTTATTTAATGGAACAGTTTCACAAATAACGGCACTTGATTTATCTGCAAACATAACTTCTGTTGGTAATGGATGGTATCGTTGTTCTGTTGTATTAAATCAACCTTCTGCAACTACTTCAGTTGTTGCTTTTTGTTTTTCTGATGTTAACAATTGCTTCAGGAAATACAGCATATTTTGCTGCCCCACAATTAGAATATGGTTCTTACTTAACTCCATATGCACCAACCACTAGCGGTATTATAGCTAATGCGGCAATTTTAATTCCAAGTTCTGGATTAACTATTACTGGTAATTTAGCAATTCAAAGTCAAATTACAGGTAACACATCTACAATTACAACTGATACGCTTGGTAATTTAATAATAAATCCTTCCGCTAATGGAGCAATCCAAGCAAGAGCAGGTGATGGTACTGCTGCTAATGGTAATGTTCGTGGCGCAAACTCTGTTGATTTACAAACTATTAGAGATAATGCTATTCAAGTAGCATCAGGATTTGCTTCTGTAATTACTGGCGGACAAAATAACATTAATACTGGTTACAGAGCTTTTATTGGTGGTGGTGCATATAACAACAACGGTTCAAGTGATGCAGCTATTGTTAGTGGCTATGCAAATTACATGTCCCAAATTGATGGATTTATCGGCGGTGGTGCATATAATAGTATTTATGGTGGTAGTGATTATTCCACTATGGGTGGAGGTTTTGGAAATATTATTGGATTTAGTGGCGGTCCTTATAATTTTGGTCGTGCATTTTTGGGTGGCGGCGTACTTAATAGAACAACAGGAACTTATGATGTTATTGGTGGCGGTGCTTATAATGTTACTGGTGCATACCAAATACCTACTGCATCAGGAGTTTCTGCCACAACATACAGCAATAATCAAATAGTTGTTTCATCTACTACAGGAATTTCTGTAGGAAATCGTGCAGATGGCACAAATATTGCTTTCGATAGTTATGTTCTTGCTATTAACGGTACAACATTAACGTTGTCACAAAATGCTTATGCTTCAGGAGCAACAACATTAAGTTTTCATAAATCAATATCAACTGTTGTTGGTGGTGCAAATAACACCTCTAACGGAGCATTTAGTTTTGTTGGCGGTGGCGGAGGATGGTTTAACAATGCAACAAATCCACCAACATACACATTAGGAAATGCTGCAGCTGGTGATTGGTCTGTTGTGGTTGGTGGTCAAGCTAATAAAAATTCTGGATTTGGCGGATTTATTGGTGGTGGATTTAATAATTTACTTAATGATGTTACACCTTATGGTGGTGATGTTGTTGTTGGAGGTATAGGAAATTCTATAAACACAGGTTACATTTCAACCATTGTTGGTGGCAATGGTAATAGTATTTACGGCAATATAGCATACGCATTTATTGGTGGCGGCATAGGTAATTCAGTACACGGAAATTCTTATGGCGCAGTTGTTGGTGGACAATATAATCAAGTCACTTCTTCTTATGGATTTATTGGTGGGGGTTACAATAACTCATCATCTGGTTCATATTCTAGTGTTACTGGTGGTCAAAATAATGTTGCAAACGGAGCATTTAGTTTTGTTGGTGGTGGCGGAGGAACCGGAGCATATGATGGTAATGCCGCAGGTGGTGCCAACTCAGCAATTGTAGGTGGACAATCGAATCTTATCAACTCAAATGGTGGTTGGGGCTTTATTGGTGGTGGATACAACAACGTTGTTGGTTGGTATAAATCTGCTATTGTTGGTGGCGAATCTAATATAGCCACAGGAACAGATTCAATTGTTGGTGGTGGTAACGGAAATAACGCACAAACTACTTGGGGTGGAATTTTTTCTGGATTACAAAATAATAATCAAGCATATCGAAACTTTATTGGTGCTGGATACGGCAATATAATTTATCAAGGACCTGACGATTCTTCAATTGTTGGTGGTTATGGTAATAAATCTGGAGGAGCTAGCAACTATTTCTGCGGACAACAACAATTTATCGGTGGCGGTTATTATAACCAAACTTATGGTCAAGGTGATGTTATTGCTGGTGGTAGATTAAACACAACAGGAGTAGGTTCTTTAAGTGCTGTTGCCGCTACCGCAACTTTATATGGTACAAGTAATAATCAAATAGTTGTTTCTTCTGCTTCAGGTATTAATCCTGGTGATTGGGTTTATAATTATGGGCAATCAATTTATGCTGATACGTTTGTTACTGCAGTCAATGGTACAACACTTACACTTAATCAAAACACCTCAGCAAGTGGATCAGCAACTAATTTAGGTTTTGCTAAAGCTTATGGAACAATTGTTGGTGGATATAATAATGTTGCCAACGGAGCATTCAGTTTTGTTGGTGGAGGAGGCGGTCCTTGGAGATATGATTTAAATCCAAATCAAAGTGGCGGCAACGGAAATAATGCAGCTGCAAACTGGTCTGCTATTGTAGGTGGCCAAGGTAATTGGATTGTTTCTAATTCAGATCACGCATTTATTGGTGGCGGTAATGTTAATCTAATTTCTGGTGCCGACCATGCAGCAATTGTTGGCGGCACAAACAATCAAACTTCAGCACAGTACGGATTTACAGGTGGCGGTAATTCCAATTTAACGTATGGTGGTTATGCAGTAATTGGTGGTGGTTTTAACAATGGCGCAGGATATATGAGCGCTGTTTGTGGTGGCCAATTTAATAGTAACGGACAATCATATGCATTTGTTGGTGGAGGATATAACAATGCAACTGGTGCAAGTTATACTACTATTGGTGGTGGATATCAAAATCAAGCAACAGGACTTTATTCAGCAATTCTTGGTGGTAACGGAGCTTCTACAAGAGGTGTAAGTTATGCTCAAGCATTTGGTAATAATCCTTGGAGTAAATATGGTTCATCACAATTAGGCACATATATATTATCTGCTAACACCAATAGTGCTACTGCTAATACAATGACAAGTGACTGGAATTATCCAGCTACTACAGTTAATCAAGTCACATTAGTTGCCAATTCAGCATACATATTTAAAGGTTCAGTTGTTGGTTTATCAAATACTAATATTGCTTCAGCGTGGACATTTGAAGGTTTAATTAATCAAGGCGCAACACGATCCACAACACGATTAGTTGGAACTCCAATTATTAATTTAATTGCTCAAGATGGTTTGGCAAATACATGGTCACTTGCAATTACGGCAAACACAACATTAGGTGCATTACAAGTTTCTGTAACCGGCGCATCAGCAAATACAGTTCGCTGGGTTGGTAAAGTTGATACTACTGAAGTAACGTTCTAAGGAATAAAATGTCTATTAATATTAATCACGCCAACAATTCAATATCAAGTAATAATAATGTAATATAAATAGATAGTCCATAAACAAGGAGAAATATAATGGCATTACAAGTAAATTTATCTTCAACACAATTTGGCGTACCAGCAACCGAAGCTTATGTCAAAGTAATGAACTTCAATGGCGATAAAAGTCATATGATGGTCATGACAGCTACATATTATAATGCTGCTTCATCCGCTTCTGGTGCTCGACCACTTGACCAAAAACCATATCAAATTACAATTGGACAAGTAAATGATGCTTCGACCAATGTAATGTCTGGTATCTACAATACTTTAAAAACTTTGCCAGATTTTTCTGGTGCTATTGACGTTTAATTAGGAGAAAATAATGGCTTTATTGAATACTGTTGATACTGAATTTGGCGTAACCGCTTCTTACTGGAACATTGGTGCCGTACAAGAAGATTTTAAAGGTCGTGGCACACAAGTAACCTTATATGGTTATTCTGATCAAACCGCTCGTTTAGCAGAAAAACAACCACTTTCAGCCGCTCAAGTTACTTTAGCTGGTGCTGATTATGTTGCTGGTGCTGACCGTGCTACTCTTTATAGTATTATTAAACAACGACCAGAATTTGCTGGTGCTTCGGATTGTTAATTTAAAACAATTCTTTAATTAAAACAGGAGCTTAGACTCCTGTTTTTTGTTTCCACACAAAGTATAAATACCTCCATCATAGGAGATTACAATGGCGGCAGTTACTTCCAGACAACAATTTAAAGATTATTGCTTACGCAGATTAGGCGCACCGGTAATTGAAATTAACGTAGATGATGACCAAGTGGAAGACCGTGTGGATGATGCCATTCAATACTGGCAGGACTATCATTATGATGGTGTTCAAAAATTCTATTATATCAAGGCAATCCAACAACAAGACATAAACAATATGTATTTGGATTTGACGGATGCTACAGATAATGCCAATGGTGCTCTACAAATTCTTGGAGTTACCAGAATATTTCCACTTTCAGATTCTCAGGCAAGCATTAATATGTTTGACCTTAGATATCAATTACGTCTAAACGAACTCTACGACTTCACCTCCGCATCATACATCAACTATACCTTGACAATGCAACACTTACGTTCACTAGAACTGTTGTTTACTGGAGAGGTTCCTATTCGTTTTAACCGCCACATGCAAAGGTTGTATATTGATTGGGCATGGGGTGCTTCTGAGTGTCCAGTAGGTCAAACCGTTATTGCCGAATGTTATGCCAATATTAATCCCGATATTTACCCAAATGTATGGGAAGACCGCTGGTTAAAAGAGTATGCCACACAACTCATCAAAAGAACTTGGGGTAATAACTTAATGAAGTTTAATGGACTTCAGTTGCCAGGCGGAGTAACATTAAATGGCGATAAAATTTATGAAGAAGCTGTGGCTGAAATTCAAAGACTTGAGCAAGAGATTCAAGACAAGTACGAGCTCCCCGCAGAATTTATGCTCAATTAGAACTCAGTAGGTAGTTAAATGTCCTTTTTATATAAATAAAATAAAAAGGAGGATTTATGAAAGTTTATTGTATAGAAAATAAATTGAACGGTAAAAAATATATTGGTATAACAAAAGGTACCATAGAAAGAAGATTTAAACAACATAAACAATTAGCAAAAAATGTTAGTAAAGAAAACCAACATTTACACGATGCTTTAATTAAATATGGATTTAAAAATTTTATTATTTACCAACAAGATGAAGCGGAATCAATTGCTGAGTTATATGAAAAAGAAAAGTATTGGATTAAAACATTAGATACCAAAAAAAATGGTTATAATGAAACTGATGGTGGTGAAGG